CATGGTTCACACAATGTAATTAATTCATGCTGATCTCCCTGACCCAGCATGATAATTTTTGTGTAATCAATATGATGAACTGTTTTAGAAGGAGAGCCACAAACCTGACAACATCTACCATCTCGTTCTAAGACTAGTTGCCTTATATTCCACCAGAGCCTAGACCTTATATAGGCATCATAAGTTCTAAAACCTAGCTCTTTCCATGCTGGTGGCATAATTCTATATGTCTCTTTCTTCTCCATGAAGAATCTTAAAAGTGGGGAAGCGAAGACTAAGCCCACCCTTCTCGTTTTCTGTCTCTTGAAAATATTGTACAGTTATTTGCTTGCCAAGAATTTTCTTAGGATTCTTATAAAACTCTTGTCTTTGTTCGATACTAAAACCAGACCCTACTCTAACAGTATGACCCTTGTGTTGAATCATCACGCAACTCAACATAGTCTCCTCACATTCTGCACCATCCTTAACATAACGAAATGGCCCCATTTCTGTGTCCAGAACTTCGTATTCGTCATCTGAGAACGCTTTATACTTCAATAGGTCTTTGGATCGTTTACCTTTATATGGAGCGTCAGATCGAAGCATAAGCCCCTCATATCCATTCTGATTGGATTCGGTCACAAACTCTTGAAAGTGACTCTCATCCTTCACCAAAGATTGTTCCAACAGCGTCAAACAAGGACACTCATTCTTCTTCATAACTTCTGTAAGATTCTTGAGCCTGATACTAAATGGTCGATTCTTTTCTCCCTTTTGACTATAAAACTCGTCATGAGTAATCATATCAAAAATTTTATAGGAAGGATTAGGAATAGTATGATCCTTCTTGCGAAGTTCCTTCATTACTCCTTGAAAATCCTCGTTACCATCTTCATCAACCAGACAAAGCTCTCCATCAAGAACTACATTAGTAAGTCCCAAAGCTTTAATGCCACCGCTAACAATATCAAGAGTATCAAAGATTTTTCCCGTGCGGGAATAAAAGGTAGTATTACTATTACCATCAACAATAGCAATACATCTAGCACCGTCGATCTTCCTGCTAACATACCATCCATCCTTCCAGTCTACGATTTTAGGAACATACTTGTCCGCTAGAGCAACACTAAATGTTGGGATATGATCTGGAATAGCCTTATTAATCAGCTTATCTCCAGCACGGGTTTTCAAATCCTTGTCAATGATGCAATGAACGAGTTCTTCGTATTCTCTTTGGTTGTCAATAAAGCTATTAACTGCTCCAATAGCATCATGACCTGTGATTTCTCTATTCTTCAAAGCATCCAACAGATCAAATATAGACTTGTATACTTTACCACGCAGATGACTTTTCTTTTTAAGATTATCACTAGTTACATTGTACTGCCAAAGAGGATGATAAGTATAGAGCAGAATCTTTTTAAGAAAATTTGCTCCACTCTCATTAGAGGAAGTATAATCCTCAATAATGCCAACTTTATCAAGTGTGCTGCTAGTTGACTTCAAATCACGAACAAAACCATTAAGATGCTCAAACGACATTTTTATTTTCTCCTGTGTTGTCCCAATTCTACCATACGGTAGTCCCTTTGTCAAGTATCATCTAATCGGTTTCGTTTCTTAAATACTATCGCCATAGACTGAACCAAATCGCTGCCAGAAGTTTGAAACCAACATGGAAAAAACGCATGAATTATCAAACAAAATCCAGCCAATAAAGATAAGCATCCAAAAAATACAGCAAACCTAAAATGTTGCCAGTATGTCATATTGTTTTCTGCTAGGTGTTCTTTAATCTTATTTTTCATATCGTTTTTGTCTTGAAAGAAAATAATTCATAGCGTTAACGATGCTCTGAAAATCATCACCCAGTTTGCCTATGCCAGTATTGCAAGGTTCACAGAGCCAGCCCCTAAAACTATTATCATCATGATCATGATCTAAGGCCCATTTGTAGGGAACCTTTTTACAGCACTCACATACTTCTGGTTTTGGTGGCGCTTTTTTATGTAGCTTAACTCTAATCTTAGAATGTTTTTTAACACACTTGCGACATCTGCTATCAAGATTATCTTTGTACATAGTGTGTTTGGGAAAACTTGCTAAGTTTTTACGTTTTCCACAGTAAGTACAAATTTTTCTCATAATATTAAGTGGACGATTGGGGAATCGAACCCCGTCCAGTATAAACGTCTATATAAACTTCTACATTGTTAGTTACTTGTTATCACACAAATAACAAAGCTATCAGAATTATCTGAGTCAGATTGAGTACAATCATCATTCCTATTTATGTCTGGTAGGACTACCATATCCGAATATCGGAGTCAGCATGATTTGGTAATAAGGCTCATGCCGCCCCACTCATTACCTAATTAATTAGGCAGCGAGAGCGAGAGTTGAAACTTCGCCAATTAACATTTTTAATCGACTTTTATACTGGCCGGTCGATCAACCAGTCAATGCAATTTATATTTCTTTTTACCTGTCGATACCAGGAATCGCCCGTTCTTTAGTATACCCCCAAAACTTTGGTTTGATATGAATTTCTGGAGTTCTTTCTATAATAATCCTTGCTGGCTTGTTTGACAACTTTTTTAGTCTTTGAATATCTGAATAAAGTAGGAAGTTAAATCCTAGTGAAGTTAGGAATAATCCTGCAAAAATAGCCGTTAATGGTTGAAGTCTCATCAGAATCCTTCCTGTTTAAAGTAGGGCGAGTTGGAGTCGAACCAACCTATGAACACCTTATAAGAGTGTCGGATGCAACCGGCTTACCTTCCGCCCCGTGTTGAGTTATTGTATCATATCGACCAACCACTGTCAAGACCTTTAGGAATTTTGTTGAGACTCTAGTTGATTTAATCTTTGACTAATTTTATCTAGAGCTAATGCTGCATCTCCACAAGCCTTACACAAGTCAGAATATAAATATTCTTTCAAGTCATGAATTTGATCTTTTAGTTGTTGTATTTCTTCTTTTGACATATTATTTAATAGTGTTGAATGTTTCGTTTGATTCAGGATGCCAAAAAATCATCTCATTAGAGTCATCGTCCCATGCACACTCTATTTTTCCAGACGAGGCTACTTGGCTCAGGCTTGAGTTGTAAATCCATTTTTTAATCTCGGCACAAAGATGATCATAGTTACATTCAGAAATTATGAACTCATCATTATATCCTGGTTCAATATATTTTCTAACCAAGTTTTCTGCTTGAGCTAATGAAATCAAGTTGTCTACCTGATGATGGTATGATCTGGGAAAAACCATTACTACGTTTTTTCTAATGCTTTTAGTAAAAAGATTGACGTTCCTAATATTCAAATAGTTACTCATCATTGTCCTTTGAGGGTTTTGCAGAAATACTTGTCTTGTCTTTATTTGCCAACCAAAAAACCATGTCGTTAGACTCGTTATCCCAAGCACATTCTACGAATCCTTTTGAAGCAAGTTTAGCTAGACCAACTCCATAAAGCCAATCTCTAATATCATTGAATACATCATCAAAAATCTGTTCGTTGATAAGATAATTACCTTCTTCGTCAAGTCCAAGGTTATTTTTTTTGATCAAGTTAATTACCTGACCAATAGAGATAAATTCATCCAAATTTTCTGTATAGTCTTTTTCAAAAGAGGATGCAGCACCCTCTCTCATAGCTTTGGCATAACCTTCCAAGTCAATAATACTATAGCTTTCCATCGTTTCTTCCAATTAAAGATATTTTGTAGTACCCTTGCCACTCTCGTTAATTTTACACCGCTCCAACAGATTGTCAATAGTGTTCTGCAAACTATACTCCCCTCTACTTAGCCACTTTTTATCCTCATAAAGAGCAGTGGTAATTTGAGGCAGATAGAATTGGATAGCTCGTTCAAATTCTTCTGGAAAATAAGTCTTTAAAATACGCTCAATATGATAGAGACTGTTTACTATCTTATCTCTATTGTCAAGCAGAATATTGATTTGATCTTTTTGTTCTTGAGTAAGAGACATTACGCCTCCACCTTTGGTTTAAGTTTCATAAGCTTATGCTTAATTTTCCAAACATGAGTCTCTTTGTTCTGAATATCTGGCCCCATATAAATGTGACAGAAGCCTTGGTGCTTGTCCAGACCCCATGCTTTAATTCCATGCTGGTCAATCCCTTCCACAACAAAACGACCCCTATAACCCATCGGGATGAACTCAGCACCCCTCACAAAGTATGGGCCTCCACCAACTCTAATTCTATCTCCTTTAATCAGTTCCTTCCAATTAAAGTCACGAATAATCTTTGTGTTCTTTGCTTCTTTGCTCTTTGCCTTAAAAACGAACGGAGCATTGCACTTAGGACACATATAAGCTCGCGGGCCTGTGGTAGCTCCACATTTTTCACAAGTTTTTTGACCCTTACCCATTTTCTTTTCTCCTGTGTTTGTTGACGTTACACCCTAAGTATATCTCACTTATCGGCACTGTCAAGAGGGAATCTTTAGAGTATTCTCGATTTTTTGATTTAGTCACTAATTTAGATAATATAGCCTTCTTTTTCTGCTTCACTATCACAAAGAGTTTTTATCCATGCCATAACCGGCTCTCCTTCATTGTCTCTTCTTTGTTTACGAAGCTTTCCTTTTTCTCCAGTAACTTCACAAGTTGTATAACTCATACTTTCTGCCATATCTATTGCTCCTTTGATAAAATCATCAGCGCCATAAGCATAGGCTCTTAGCCCACCAAACTTTTCCTTAATTTGACTCCAACAGAAAAAATCTAGAGGCTCATTAGTCTTTTGCTTGTAATGAAGACGATTATCTACAATATAACATAGCTTGGATAGGATATTAAACCAACCATCCCCACATTCTATCCATGTAAGATTTTTAAACTGTTCAGGATAGGC